GGTTTCCATTGGTTTCTCCTTTCACTGAGCCCGTGCGACGGTCAGATCACAGAGGGCGTGAGTGAGGTCGCTGAACTCGGTCTCTCGGACGGTGTCAGCGGTCAGCAGCACAAGGTAGTCGTTGTCGTAGTAGTCGATCTCGGGGTGCCGCTGCCGGTTTACTTCGTTTTTGTGGCGGGCGTAGGGCTAGGCACGGTTCCAGACGTCGTCAGGGATCCAGCGGTCGAGGCGATCCTCGACGCGCTCGCGCAGCTCCTCGCTCGTGATCGTGATCTCCGGGCTCATGCTGTCACCTCCGCGCCACGCGGGCCGGGAGCGTCTGCTCCGGGCGAGTCAGGCCCTTGCTGAAGCTCTGCGGCTCATATCTGACGCCCACGATCCGGCGGCCGCTGACGCCGTACTTGGGGTTGTAGCCGAACAGGTTGACGTAGCTGCCGAGATCCTCGCGCTCGTCGTCCATCGCCTTCAGCACCTCGAACAGGGCCAGCACGTCGTCGATGGCGCGGTGGCTGTTCTGTACCTTGCCGGTGAGGTCGTAGGCGATGATCGCGTTGGCGAGCTTGTGCGGGTAGGCCCTGCGGTCTTTGTAGACCGTCAGGCTGTCCAGCCAGTCGATCCGGCCGACCTTCTGGCCGCGGAGCAGGCCACGGAGAAAACAGGCGTCAAACTGTGCATTGTGGGCGATCATCAGCGTCGGGCCGTTCTGCATGAGCTTGGCGATCTGGCTGGCCGCCTTGGCAGGCTGCACGCCCTCGGTCTGGAGCCGCTCGTCGGTGATGCCGGTCAGGCTGACGATGTTCTCCGGGAGGGTCTCGCCATCGGGCAGCTTGATGAAGGTGTCCATCTTGCCGGCGATCCGCAGGCCGCTGGTGGCCGTGCGCTCCACGCGCAGGGCGGCGAGCTCGATGATCTGGTCGTTGTCGAAGTCGAGGCCGCTGGTCTCGGTATCAAACACGACGAGGGCCTTGTAGCGGTCGAACAGGGTGGAGAGGTTACTCATGCTTGGCCTCCTTCTCGCGGGTAGCTCTCAGGGTGCCGAGCATAAACGAGAGGGCCGTGGTCAGTTGATCCTCGGTGGCGAAGGTGCCGCCGAACTGCTCGGCCAGCGCCGCGATGATCACGCCGGCGTGCTCCGGCGTGACGTCGTCGGTGGCTTCGTCGTCCTCGACGGAGATCAGGAGATCGGAGTCCAGATAACAAGCGGGGCGCAGGCCGCAGTCGCCGCGGCAGGCGTAGTCCCAGTACAGAGGGCCATCGGTGAAGACGAGGCGGGCGAGTGACTCGTAGCCGTTAGACTTCGTGCTGAAGGCGGTGGACAGCCACCACCAGTCGTCTGCATTGGGGATGACGTCGCGGTTGCGCCGGTACTGGTCGACCGTCAGCAGGAAGATGGTGACGGTGCAGGTGCCGTAGTCCTTCAGGCCGTCGTCGGTGGTCAGGTCGAGCTCCGTGGTCAGGAAGGCGTTGGGGCCGTTCACGTCCTCGAGCAGGTTGTCGAGGTAGGCGCCGTTGAGGTATTCCTTGCTGCTGGCGACGGCGAAGTTGTTGCAGTTGCCCTCGTCAAAGGCTCGGGTCTCGATGATGTCCTTGCTCTGGCAGAGGGCGCGGCCGTCATCATTCTCCAGCAGGATCCAGCTCTGGCCGGCATAGTCGAAGGCCGTGCCGCGGGCGGCGTTCTTGAGTGCGATCTTTTTCATGGGGTTGCTCCTTTCGTTCTCTGCGGCCGAGCCTTCTGGCTGGCCTGAATGTTTGGCAGGGTCTCGCCGGCGCGGAGCCGGCTCTCACAGTGCGGGCAGATGTAGCCGGTGCGGGGGATCTTCTGGTAGATGCTGACGTTCCAGTCGAGCCCGCAGCCGACGCACTTGGCTGTCATGGGCCTCCACCTCCTTCCGCAGCCAGAGCCTCGAAAACGTAGCGCCGGATGCGGTTGCGGTACTTCTTCCGGGTTCTGGCTTTCTTTGCGTGAGCTGCGAGGTGCAGCCACTTCGGCGGCACTCCGATGGCCTTGGCCGATACCTTCCAGAACTTTTTGAGGGCAGAGAGCACGGCGTTGATGACCGGCTTCAGGGCCTCGGCCAGCTTGGCGGCGATTTCCCGCAGAGCGTCGGCCAGCTTCTCGAAGGCTTCGCGGGCCTGCTGCATCTTCTCACGATCGGCGAGCGTCATGCTGCCGTCGTAGACGTAGGGGCTCAGCTCGTCGTCGCCTCCGTCGGTCAGACGCTCACAGAACGGGAGACCGGCAGCTTCGGCAGCCTTGCGGCCCTCCTCGAGGGCGTCCCGGCCTTGCGTGACTTCGCAATAGTCCGCGAGGCGGTTGCGGCCGCCTTCGTAGTGCCAGCGGATCCCGGCGGCGATCTCGTCGATGGTCATGTCCTCACCGAAGTGGCCGCAGTAGTAGCCGTTGACGATGACGGCGTCCGGGTCTGCCTTCAGGATCCCGATGGCGTCGTTGAGGTCGTCAGTCTCCCACTCGCCGTTCCAGATGTCGCTCCAGATCGTCAGGGCGTTCCACGAGCGGCCGGTGCGATACACGATTGTCCAGCCGATGCCGTCGCGGATCTCTGCGGCGAAGTCTCGGGCGATGTCTCTCAGTGCTGCCATGCTGGCGCCTCCTCTCTGGTGATGTGCACGACGGTGACGAGGTCGTCGATCTCGTGCTTGGTGGTGTATGTGTCCCGCTCGTCGAGCCCGATGTGCCGTAGCAGCGTCTCGGGCCCATCCAGCAGGAAGGCGGTGACGGCCACGGCGTTCAGCCGGTAGACCGTGACCTCCACGGTGCAGCGGGCGTCGTCCTCGTCCAGCGTGGACGGGAACGAGGCCCGGCAGATTGGGGTCGCCTCGTATCTGAAGGCGGTCGCGCGGTTCTCGCCGGCGATGATGTCCTTCACGAACTCCTCGAAGGCTTTGCGAGGGATCGAGCTGCGGTACTTGTCCAGCGTGACGTCGGCGAGCTGCCGGATGGCTTTGGTGTTCATGTTCCGCGCCTCCTCAGCAGGCGTCGCCGTGCGGGCCGACGACCGTGACGTGCTTGGTGTTACCGCCTTTGTCCTCGTAGATTTCCTCGACGCTGTTGTCGGCCCAGTAGATCGTCTGATGAAGTTTCCACTCGCGGGCGTCGTCCGCTGCCTTCTCGGCTTCTCGAGCCGCCTGCTGGAGCTCCTTCAGCCTGTTGAACTCCTTCACGGTCAGGCTGCGCCCCGGCTCGCTCAGGGCGTAGTCGCTGAGGTAGTAGGTGGCAAAGGTCTGATGCCACCCGGCGTTGTACCAGCGGCTCGTCACCTTTTCGGCGAAGGCCAGCAGATCGGCGTCGTTTTCGATAGGGCCGAAGCCTCGGACGGCGAAGATGAACTCGTCTCGGCTGTACGTCGGTTTTCCGTTGACATAGCCGTACACGTTTGGATCGTATTTCATGGTGTGCTCCTTTCTACTTGGCCCGGGGTTCCCGGGGATCTTGGCGTTTTTAGCAGCAGGCGAAGATCGCGGCGATCTGCGCCTTGGTCGCTCTCTGGTAGCTGGAATAAAAAACACGACCGCCGACTTCTTGGTTGATGGCATAGTGGCCGTCGGCGTAGCGCTTAATGAGCCACACTTTGCGAGGGTTCCACTTGTCAACCTTGCGTGTCAGGGTCGTGTTGTTTCTTCTGCTTCTCATGGGGGTCTCCTTTCTTCGGCCCGGCGCTGCCGGGTGTTCTTGGCTACTGTGCGGCCGGTGCTCGTTTACCTCTGCGTTTGAAGCTCTCACGCAGCCGCCTCTCGGCGAGCTCTGCGCTGTACCCTTCGCGCTGGTTGGCGTCCAGCGCGCCGGTCGCGCCTCGCTGGAGCTCCTTGTAGATCGTGGTGTGGTGGACGCTCAGGCGGGCCGCAATATCGACCGGCCGATCTCCGAGCAGATGCCACGCCTCGATCTTCTTCCTGTCCTCGAAGGTCAGGTAGCGGTACTTTCCCGTCAGTCTCACCTCCGTCCTATGGGGTTGTAGTAAAGAAAAAACGCACAGCCGACTCAGTTGAGTCTCTGTGCGTTTAATGATAATGGACAGCGACCTTCCCCTGGGGGGAAAAGAATGTTGACTTCTCTTTTCATCCGGTTTAAGATATGGAATGTCTGTCCGCCGAATTTTTCGGCGAATGTGAAAAAGAGAAGGAGAGAGAAGTTTGAGTCGCGAAAATTTCCGATCCCGGCTGGGATTCATTCTGGTAAGCGCCGGCTGCGCCATCGGCATCGGCAATGTGTGGAAATTCCCCTACGTCACCGGTGTCAACGGCGGCGGCGTATTCGTGTTGTTCTACATTATCTCCCTGGTCATCATGGGGGTTCCCATTCTGACCATGGAGCTGGCGGTGGGCCGTGCCAGCCGCAAGAGCGCCGTGCTGGGCTACAAGGCCCTGGAGCCCAAGGGCAGCCGCTGGCACATCCACGGCTGGCTGTGCGTAATCGGGTGCTGCCTGCTGATGATGTACTACACCACGGTCTCCGGCTGGATGCTGGGCTACTGCTTCAAGTTCGCCTCCGGCACCTTCAGCGGCATGCAGCCCTCTGATGTAGACACAGTCTGGACCGATATGCTGGCCAATCCCGGCGAGATGACGCTCTATATGGTAATCATCGTGCTGGCGGGCTTCATCGTGTGCAGCTTCGGCCTGCAGAAGGGGCTGGAGCGGATCAGCAAGTGGATGATGATCTGCCTGCTGGCACTGATCGTCATTCTGGCCATCAACAGCCTGACCCTGGACGGCGCTATGGAGGGCGTGAAATTCTATCTGGTGCCGGACTTTGAGCGGGCCGCGGAGGTCGGCATCGGCAATGTGATCGTGGCCGCCATGAACCAGTCCTTCTTTACCCTGAGCCTGGGCATCGCCGCCATGGAAATCTTCGGCAGCTATATGTCCGACGCCAACCGCCTGCCCGGCGAGGCCGTGCGGATCTGCTGCCTGGACACCTTTGTGGCCTTGATGTCCGGCATGATCATCTTCCCCGCCTGCTTCAGCTTTGGTCTGGAACCCGGCCAGGGACCATCCCTGATTTTTATGACCCTGCCACGGGTGTTCGTCAGCATGACCGGCGGCCGGCTGTGGGGCGCCCTGTTCTTCCTGTTCCTGACCTTCGCCAGCTTTACCACGGTGCTGGCGGTGTTCGAGAACATTATGGCCAGCTGCATGGACAACTTCGGCTGGTCCCGGAAAAAAGCCACCATCGTCTGCGGAATCTTCATCCTCTTGGCCAGCATGCCCTGTGTGCTGGGTTACAATCTCTGGTATTTCGAGGCGTCCCTGCCCAGCGGCGCCACCGGCCAGATCCTGGATATCGAGGACTTCCTGGTGAGCAATCTGCTGCTGCCCATCGGCTCCCTGATCTATCTGCTGTTCTGCGTCAGCAAGTGGGGCTGGGGCTTTGACAAGTATCTGGCGGAAGCCAACAAGGGCACCGGCCTGGGGATGTCCCCCAGGTTCAAGATCTACTTCCAGTTCATCCTGCCCATGCTGATTCTGGTGATCCTGCTGGTGGGTCTGGGCAGCTGGGGCTGGCGTGCCCTTATCTGCGCCGCTGTGGCCGTGTTCGTGTGGTTCATGGCCCGCCGCAGCTCCTCCAAATCCACCATTTGAGCGAACTGACCTGTCAAAAGAGAGGACCGTCAAAGACGGTCCTCTCTTTTGCATCTCACGGCAGCTTCGCCTGGAACAGCCCGTGGCGGGAGCAGCAAAGGTACAGCTTCGCCCCGCCCCGCAGCTGGGGGATGCGGAACTCGCTGCCCTGTTCCGGATACAGCCGCGCCAGCAGCAGCCGGTCCGGTGTCACACAGGCGGCAAAGCGGATATAGTGCCCCTTGTCCATGGGGTGGCGGAAGGTGACATACCAGTCCTCCTCCACCTCCTGGACCGTTACGGCGTGATCCGGATCTGCGGACCGGACCTCCAGGGGCTCCAGCCGCCGGCCGCAGCAGGCAAGCTGCCCTCCCGCCGCAGCTGTCAGAATGTTGCCGCAGTCCGGGCACACGTAAAACTGTATTTTTTTCATATTTCCTCCATCCGGCGCCGCCGGAAGCAGGTCTCCGTCCAGAATTCCCTCCACGCTGACGCCAAAAATCTTCGCAAGGCGCGGCAGCATCCCCACGTCCGGGCAGCCCTGGCCCCGCTCCCACTTGCTGACGGCCTGAGCGCTGACGCCCAGCAGTTCCGCCGCCTGCCGCTGGGTCCACCCCCGCTCCAGGCGCAGGC